AGGAGACATGACTAAAGATCAAGCACTTGCTGGTGGAGCTATACTTGAGGGATTAAAAATGGTAAAAGGTAAGGACGAAGAATGGAGAAGAGATAAAATTAAAGAAGGTCAGGTAAGAGCAATGGAATCTGCGTTTGATCCTTGGTCTGCAGCCGAAGGCGGCCGTGCAGGTTTTAGCAGTGGCTCTGAACCAATTATAACCATTGATGACAAAATAGATGAAATGATTGCACATTTTCAAAGATATTTAAAAAAAGGTGGCACAATGGATTTTAAAACTTTTTCAAAAAAATACATACCAGAAAATTTTGCAACAGGCGGCCGTGCAGGTTTTGACGAAGGATCAAAACCAAAGAGCCCAGGTAGAAGAACTTTTATAAAAGGTTTAGGTGCATTAGCTGTACTACCAATTGTTGGAAAATTTTTTAAAATGTCTGATGTTGCAAATGTTGCAAAAAGAACCAAAACTTACACAGGACCAGCAATAGGAAAAGTTAAAGGCATGCCAGAATGGTTTCCTGGTCTTGTTAAAAAACTTTGGAATGAAGGGGAGGATGTAACTAAAAAAATGGCCACCGGCGAGAGACAAGTTATTAAAAGAGGTACTCTTGAAGGCGGCGATGATGTAAATCTAATTTATCAAACGGACACTGGATCAGTGAGTATAACTGTAAATCCTAAAAAAAAATGGGGTAACACAGAAAGTGGAGCTTACAACAGAGACTATCAGTTAGACTATTACAAAGGTCAAGCAGATGAAATGACAAAAGGTACACCACCAGATGATTTTGCTGTTGTAGAAAGTAGACCAGTTAGGACAAGTAAAGATGATATTGAGTTAGATTGGTCGGATGACCTGAGTGTAGATGATGCAATGTCTGATTTAACAGAACTTGAAGCATTTGCTAAGAATAAATCAACTAAACAAATTCATAAGAAGAAAGGGACTAAAAAGAAGGACGTAGATCCTGGTATAGATCCAACTGATTTTTTCCCAGAAGCAGAATTTTAATATGACTAGAAAATTAACAACTACAGTACCCCCTAAAAGAGGGCCTAATTCACAAGGGTTGAATATTCCTACAAAACAAGTTAAAAACATAATAATATCGGAGAAAATAAATGGCAGAAATAGACAAAGCTTTACCCAATTCAGTAAGGCAAACACTAAACATTCCTAATCCTGAAGAGGTAGCTGTAGAAGAACAGCAAGCACAACAAGATACAGAAAATCCTGTTGATGTACAACAGAATGAGGATGGTAGTGTAGATATTAATTTTGACCCTATGGCAATGAACCCAGGTCAAGATCAAGGTCACTATGCGAACTTAGCAGAATTATTACCAGACGATGTTTTAGATAGATTAGGAAGTAATCTTCATCAAGATTATACAGATTACAAAACTTCAAGAAAAGATTGGGAAAGAGCATACGTTAGTGGATTAGATTTATTAGGATTTAATTATGATGATAGATCAGAACCATTCAAAGGTGCAAGTGGTGCTACTCACCCAGTACTTGCTGAAGCTGTAACTCAGTTTCAAGCTTTAGCTTATAAAGAATTATTACCAGCAGAAGGACCGGTTAGAACTCAAATAATTGGATTACCTACACCTGATAAAGAACAACAGTCTCAAAGAGTTAAAAATTTCATGAACTATCAATTGATGGATCAGATGAAAGAATACGAGCCTGAGTTTGATCAGATGTTATTTAATTTACCATTAGCTGGATCAACATTTAAAAAAGTTTACTACGATGAATTAATGCAAAGAGCAGTTTCTAAATTTGTTCCTGCAGATGATATTGTAGTACCTTATACTGCAACTTCATTAGACGATTGTGAAACTATTATTCACACAGTTAGAATGACAGAAAACGAATTAAGAAAACAACAAGTGGGTGGTTTCTATAGAGACATAGAAGTTAATCCAAATTTCTTAAATGAAACAGACGCTGAGAAAAAAGAGAGATCTTTAGAAGGAGTTTCTAAAGGAAGAGACGATAGAATGTTTAGCATTTTAGAATGCCATGTAGATTTAGATTTAGATGGTTTTGAAGATGTTGGACAAGACGGACAACCAACAGGAATAAAAATTCCTTACATTGTAACTTTAGAAGAAGGTACAAGAAAAATTTTATCTATTAGAAGAAACTATGAAGTTGGTGATCCGATGAAAAAGAAAATTAATTATTTTGTTCACTTTAAATTTTTACCAGGACTTGGTTTTTATGGTTTTGGTTTATTACATATGATAGGTGGACTATCAAGAACAGCAACGGCTGCATTAAGACAATTGCTCGATGCTGGAACCTTGTCAAACTTACCTGCTGGATTTAAGATGCGTGGAATTAAAATGAGAGACGAAGCGCAATCAATTCAACCTGGAGAATTTAGAGATGTAGATGCTCCTGGTGGAAACTTAAAAGATGCTTTTATGATGCTTCCATTTAAAGAACCATCACAGACCTTATTACAACTTATGGGTGTCGTGGTATCTGCAGGACAACGATTCGCATCCATTGCGGACCTGCAAGTAGGAGACGGGAACCAACAAGCAGCAGTGGGCACGACAGTGGCTATGTTGGAAAGAGGATCTAGAGTTATGTCTGCGATCCATAAAAGATTATATGCTGCAATGAAAAAAGAATTCACATTACTTGCAAGAGTTTTCAAATTATATCTACCTCCGATCTATCCTTACGATGTTGTTGGAGGCCAAAGGCAAATCAAGCAAATGGACTTTGACGATAGAGTAGATATATTGCCAGTTGCAGATCCAAATATTTTCTCTCAAACTCAGCGGATTTCACTCGCTCAAACGGAGCTGCAATTGGCTACCTCAAATCCACAGCTTCACAACCAATATGAAATTTATAGAAACATGTATGAAGCTTTAGGTGTTAAAGATATTGACTTAATATTGAAAAAACCACCTCAGCCAATGCCAAAAGATCCGGCATTGGAGCATATTGATGCTTTAGCTGGTAAACCTTTTCAAGCTTTCCCTGGACAAGACCATAGAGCACATATTACAGCTCACTTAAACTTTTTAGGGACTAATATGGTGAGAAATGCACCTGCAGTAGGCGCTTCAGTTGAGAAAAACTGCTTAGAACATATAAGTTTGATGGCACAAGAGCAAATTGAACTAGAATTTAAAGAAGAATTACAACAATTAGCGCAAATGCAGCAAATGGCGCAACAAAATCCGCAAATTCAGCAACAAATGGCACCTTTACAGCAAAAAGTAGAGGCTAGAAAAGCTGTTTTAATCGCTGAAATGATGGAAGACTTCAAAAATGAAGAGAAAAAGATCACTTCACAGTTCGATCATGACCCAATCGCTAAATTAAGAGCTAGAGAGCTTGATATTAAGGCTATGGACAACGAACAGAAGCGAAATGAGGCTCAAGAGAAGTTAAATATCGATAAAATGAAGGCTATGATGAATCAAGGCGTTCAAGAAGATAAATTAGACCAAAATGAAGACTTAGCTAACTTAAGAGCTGATACTTCAATAGAAAAGCAAGAAATGGCGAATGAAAACAGATTAACACTCGCTAGAATGAAACCAAGACCGAATGGGAGGAACTAATGTGGCTATCAGCAGTTAAATTAGCGTTAAACGCAGGAACGCACATCTATAAGAAAAAACAAGAGACTAAGATGGCTATGGCGGACGCTCAGCACATGGCAGCCACTAAAATGGCCCGTGGAGAGACAGAATACCAAGGCAAACTTTTAGAAGCTCGTCAAGCAGATTATAAGGACGAGGTCGTTTTATTAATACTCACACTGCCCATTTTGGTGCTCGCATATGGGGTCTGGTCGGACGATCCGGCAGCTATGGAGAAAATCAAGATGTTTTTTGATCATTTCCAAGCGCTTCCAAGCTGGTTTACAAATTTATGGATCCTTGTCTGCGCGAGTATTTTTGGTATAAAGGGAACTCAAATATTTAGAAATGGGAAGAAATAATGCCAGGAAAAGAAGTAAAAGGAAGAAGTAAAATAGCAAAGTATAAAAAAGGTGGAAGAGTAAAAGC